GTAAAAATATCAATGGGGGTGGGGTCTGTTGCGGGAAAACAACGGGTATAGGGGGAGGAACATATTGGAATGAGCGGAATAGTGTATGGGTCGTGCGCGGGTACCGTCACGCGCAGCGGGGGGTGGCGGGGGTGTAGGGTGTCGCGCGTCGGGTATTTCTTTGACGCATGGGGGTCGATTTCTTTGACGCGTGCCAGGACGACGGGCAGTCTCTTGTGAAATTTCACAGCCGTCCACTAGGTGGTCATAACATTGTTATGCAGCGAATGGGTTGCACTAGCAGTGCATTTGTATATACTTATGACTGGTAGGACTAGCGCCTACCCTGCTCTGTAAAAATCTGGAACCGATACGGGGAACACCACTAAAAACTAGGAGTGAATTCCCATGTCAAAAATCAATGTTTCCAATCTGATCAATGCCTATAACGCGACTGAAAAAGCATTCGGCACTTTCACAAAGGAAGTGGCGAAACTGTACTCAGGCTGCAAAGTTGCCGCCGACTACGTTGCACGACGCAAGGAAGTCAACACGGCAATCGACCAACGGTTCGGAGATACCGTGGACGGTAAAGCACTTGCCACAAAGGTAAAGGCAAAAACGAACACGGTTCTGAACCGGCTGCTACCAGATGGGGTCAAACTCGGAGAGCGTAAAGGTGGCCGCAAGGCTACTGGCAAGGCTACCGGCAAGGCTGCCACTGGTAAGGCTGAAAAGGCTACTGGCAAGGCTACGGAACAGCGGCCGACAATTCAGGCTGCCACCATTTCCGATGTCATGGCTGCACTGGCTCACGTTATCAGCGGAAAAACGAAAGTAGAGTTAAGCGCGATTCGATCACGCATTGACGCTATGTTCGCCACCGCTATCACCAACGCTAAGTAAAAAACAACCCCGTATCGGCTCCACAAGCACGACGCCCCATGCCGCAAGGTGTGGGGCGTTTTGCTTTTTGCATAACATTGTTATGCCAACCCCTCGCCGTCCTCGTCCACTTCCTCGAAGTCACCCTCGATGACCTCCGCATCTGCTACATGACTGACGGACGCCAGAGCAGACAGACGAGCGACCAGTTCCTGTTCCACCTCCGCAGACGGACGCACGACGTTCGCCACGTTGACGTTCACCTGTGCGCTGCCGCTCTCCACCAACTTCGACGCTCTCGCCAGAATCCCGAGGGCAGACACGCGACTAGCCGGTGGGCTATCGCGATCCGACGCCTCCTCTTTCAGACGGGCGAGCGTCCACTCCCTCAAGCCGATGCTCTGCTCCAGCAACGCCTTTTCGCTCTTCCGCTTCAGCGCCTCGATGTGTCGCTTCACCCTCTGATCGCCCATTAGGCGGGCGGCAGAAGAATGTATAGACGTTTTCTTGGAATCCGCTCCAGGTCGATAGGCGGTCACATACGCCTGCACCGGACGATCCCCTTTCACCACTAACTCACAGAATTTAATGGCATTTTTAGTCAGCGGCTTCAGCCCCTGCATAATCGGCTCATTGCTCGGCATAACGAGATGTTACCTAGTAACGGTTTTCGATCTCCCGAATGTAAATCATTCCCATCCAGACGGGCAAGCACTACGGTGTCACGAGGGATTGACATATGTATATACATTTGCTATAATGGCGAAGCCAAAGTCAGATACCGACATTGTTTTGCATAACAGTGTTATGCGGTCTGACTGGTAGGCGGGACGGGCGAGACTAGTTATGGTCGATGACCCCTGAAACGATCTGGAAGAGGATCGGGTCAAGATGACAACTTGATCGGGCGATGACGCGCTGGCGTGTGGGCTGCACACGCAAGGAGTGAAGACGCGACAAGTCGGTGCTGCGGGATACATAGAAAACGGTATTAGACAATCCCCAGTGGACAGATGGCTGACGGCGGCTGCAAGGCCGCCACTACCCCGTGTTAGACGGGACGGCCATGTTAAGCCGGTATTCGGTAGCACCTAGGCGTCTCATTCCGTAGCCGGTACGGATGGGCAACATACATCCTGCGGCGTTAGCGGCATGAGCCTACATAACAGTGTTATGCAGGCGCCGCGAGTATCCGCATACATCGCTATCTCGCATTAGTGAATAGCCTAGGCTGCCTTGTTGGGAGACAGGGCAGCCGTGGGTGTTCAACCCAAGGAGACGCAACCATGATTCTTGATAACGCGACTTATTCTCGTTTGCAAGCCAGTTCCGTCACGCCCAAAGTGATGGACAGTCTGCGTGTATCCGGTCGATCGCACTGGGCAGTCCGTGTTCGAGGCCAGGTCATTCTGGCAGGCGATCGTCTACAGGCAGTCGCCCTCTACGACAAGGCAGTCGTTCTCGGAGCCAACCCAGTGTTACTCAATAACGGTCGCTTGTGCGACCGATCCCGCGCCTTTCCCAAGCACTAACAGGAGACGATCATGTCAGAGCAATTCGACACTCTAGTGCGTACCGCACACCAAGCCGGTATAGCCGCCATGGACAACTGCCGTCCAACCCCGATGGTGGTACGCAACAACCAGACAGGCCAGCAATGGAAGATCGATGAGGGTATGTGCGGCTTCGCATGGATCGAGTTCGCCGGTAACACGGCATTCGGTCGATGGGCAAAGAAGGCTGGCATTGCCCGTAAGCACTACCCCAAAGGCCTCTCGATCTGGGTGCAAGTGGGCGGGCAGTCCTACGAACTGAAGTCCGCCTATGCACAGGCGTTCTCTGCCGTCTTACAGCAGGCGGGAGTCAACGCCCATGCCGGTAGCCGTCTCGATTAACCAATCGCATAACAATGTTATGCAGGAGTAAGAAGACCATGCCCCTGATGTATCAAGTCGAGCATTACACCCTCTGTGATGGATGGGTGAACTGCTGGCAGACCTACAAAGACCAGCAAGCCACGCCCACTCTGTACGAGACCCGCGAGGAGGCCGAGGCAGACCTCCGCGACTTCATTGCCGAGTGCATGACCTACTTCCAGAGCGGCGAGTTGGACTCGCCTCCTTCATGGGATGAGTGGCGGGTGTCTGCCGTCTATGTTCAGCAACAGCAAATGATGGAGGTGTGAGGTGAGCCGCAAAGAGCTGATTAAAAAACTCATCGAACGACATCTCAAGGATATCCAACAAGACGGTGGAGCAGAGAGTTATCTGTGGGAAGTGTTTTCCTACGGCAATTCCTACAAGGGCTACCACTACATGACCAACGACGAGCTGCTCTCCCATTGGAACGGAGACTGCGAGAACGATGCCGATATAGTCAATTCAATAGAGGAAACACAAGATGCGGAGTGAAACCCAAGAACTAATCGAACGACTGTCTCCATCAGAACGGCAAGACCTACTGGACTGCCTGCGCGAGAGGTACAAGCAGGAAAGGGATGACTTGCGACAGGCGGCAGGCTGGCCTACCCGCACGTTCAACGAGTGGCTAGACGAACTCCCACTGGATGACAACGGACTGCCGCTCGAAGGCGCACCCACCATGCGAATGTGCCTGACAGACGAGCAGCGCAGGATCGCCATGATGGCGTGGGATGCAGCCAGGGATCAGGCTTGAAGTATATACAGGATGTGTTAAAATATTCCGTGATGAAAAACTAATCCCGTATCCCAAAGGATACATAACAATGTTATGCAGGAGTGAAGACCATGCATGTATTGAAACTGCCGTACATATCTCGGCACATTAGTCTTTTGCCGTCTCCAGAACAGGCGGACTTTATCAATCGGTTCTGTGACTTCTACGAGCGTGGCGATGGCCGTAGGCTGTTCCGCGAGATCACTGCCATGCTGTCAAACTACACGGAGCCAGAGTTACTCGGGTTCTCGTTCAATCGCGCCTCGCTCAAGTCATTCGCCAGACTGATCGCAGTCGAGTGCGAGTCGCGTGACTATCATCTGCCGCAGATCATGCTCCGCCATGCCACTCACGGCATTGCATCCTCATACGTCCCCGACGTCATGGACGATGCCAGCACAGGCTACGACTTCGACGAGTGTCGTGACTATCTCGACGATACTGTCGGCGTCTTTACTTGTGATGACTGCGAACGAGTCTTTCACAACAACGACTATTGCTGTGTGGCAGGCGATCGATCCGTCTGCGAGTCCTGCCGTGACGATCACTACACCTACTGTGACGAGGATGACGAGTACGTCCACAACGATGACGTTAGCGAGGCCATCAGTCGCTACGGCAATCGCATCTACATCAATACGAACCGAGACAACTACGACTACAGTTACGACGAGGATCGTGAGATATACATCCACAATGATTGGGTGGGCGATTCCGTCATCGGGCAGTATCACAGTTCCAAGAACCAGTTCGTCATGCGCCATGACGATTGGACAGCCAAGCACTACCGGCATATCGGTGTCGAACTCGAGGTCGAGGAGGTCGATGGCGACACTCGCAATCGCGAGGCCATTGCCAAGTCCATCAACGAGGCAGTCAATGGTGACGAGAAGAATCTGTTCTTCGAGCGTGACGGCTCTCTGACCTGTGGCTTCGAGATGATCAGCAACCCCATGTCGTTGCCAGCCCTGCGCAATCTATTCCAGTTCCTCAACTCCCACCTAGTCAAAGACCTTCGCAGTCACAAGACCACCACTTGCGGCCTGCATGTCCATGTCAGCCGCTCCAATCTCACGCCGCTGCAGATTCAGAAGGTGGTCGCGTTCATCAACGCTCCCGAGAATGAGTGGTTCATCCGTGGCCTAGCCCGTCGCTATGGCGCAGGCTTCTGCGCTATCCGTGACAAAAAGATCGGCAAGGGTATCCATGTCGGCACGGATCGGTACGAGGCAGTCAATCTGACTAATCGCCGCACGATCGAGTTCCGTATCTTCAAGGGCAGTCTCAAGTACGAGGCCGTGATTGCAGCCATCGAGTTCTGCCACGCCATCTTGGAGTTTTGTCGTCCTGCCGTCACTGGCATCAATCAACTCTCAGCCGGTGCGTTCCTATCCTTCTGCGCTAACAAAATGCCAGCCGACACTAAGGTGCTGCGCGCCTACATATCCAGTCGATTAAGCGGACGAGCGGAGTTGCTCGATCAAGAAGCCGCATAACAGTGTTATCTAAATTACAACCTAAGGAGTAAAGACCATGTGTTTATTAGTTGAACAAAAAGCCGCCACGCAATTCACGGACGAGTTTTTGGCCGACGTCTACACCAAGAACCAAGATGGCCTTGGCATCATGTACGCCGAGGCAGGCAACGTGATCGTTCGTAAGGTGCTGCCTCGCAATGCCGACGACTTCATCCGTTACTACCGCGATCATGCCGATGGTCGTGACTGCATCTGGCATGCGCGTATGCAGACTCACGGCGACATCGACCTGGAGAACTGTCATCCGTACATGGTGACTCGCAACATCTGGATGGCACACAACGGCATCCTCTCTGCTGGCAACAGCAACGACAAAACCAAGTCCGACACTTGGCATTTCATCCGCAACGTCATCGAGCCAGCCCTCGCCTACCAGCCTGACTTGCTGCTCTCTGCGCAGTATCAGGCTTTCCTTGGCGATCTTATCGGCAGCACTAACAAGTTCGGCTTCATGACCCACAGTGGTCAGGCCGTCATCATCAATCGCTCTGCTGGCGTGACGTATCAGGGTGCTTGGCTCTCCAACACTTACGCTTGGTCTGCCTCCAAGTTTGGTGTCAGCACTGGCTCCACTCGATCGTACGGTGGGTACGCTGGCTACGGTGGGTACAGCGCGTACTCCAGCAAAAGCAGTTACGGCTACTACGACTGGAACAGCGGCTACACCTACGACACCAAGTCCAAGTCCGTCACCTCCACCAAGACCTCCCTCAAGCCTATCGTCAAGGCAGCCTACAACTCATGGCTCAACAACAACCTTGAGCAGTGGGTGCTGGATGCACCGTGGAAAGCGGGGATTCTCCTCGATTACGTCTACGAGAGTAACGACTCCGAGGAATTCGCTGCAGAAGAACCTGCCATGGCAGCCCAGTACATCGAAGAACTGTTTGCTAACGACGAACTCAACCCCACCCAACTGTAAGGAGTAAAGACATGGGACTCGATATGTATCTGACCGGCGAGAAATATCTCTCCGATAACTTCGACCATCCAGAGAAGAACCTCACGGAAGATGGCTTTCGCGTGAAGTCTAAGCGCCTTGAGTTGGGTTACTGGCGTAAGCACCCAAACCTCCACGGCTTCATCGTGCAGAACTTCGCCAGCGGCCAAGACAAATGTCAGGAGATTTATCTCACGGCGATTGATCTGCATAGGATCATCAAGGCGGTTAAGGAAAAGAAGCTGCCGCCCACGACAGGCTTTTTCTTTGGCGTATCTCCAGGCAGCGATGAGGAAATGGAGAACGACCTGAGGATATTGGAGGCGGCGCAGACCTGGATTCTTCAGCGTCCGCCTGAAGAGGAGACTGATGATCGAGTGATGGCGGAGTCTCGCATCGTTATCTATCAGGCTTCTTGGTAGCCGCGAGATGTCTGCATAACATTGTTATGTGTTTTATACAGGAGATAAAGACGTGGAATATGACGAGTATCAGCAACAGCAGATCGAGCATGAACGCTTCGAGACTCGACTGCTAGAGATTCAAACCTTGATCCGCTATCACACTACGCTCATCGACTGTCTTGAGACAGAGATGAAAGTGATGAAGCTCGGCATTGGTAAGCAGAGGAAGTACGATGATCAACCAACTCGTTCGGATCAACAATTCCCTTTCTAAGTTATCCAGAAAGTTTCATGGGCTTGCACCATTCATTGATCACTTGGAGATCACAGACGCCCCGCATCTGGCCGTGGCTGGCACGGATGGTCGCAGGCTAATGTTCAATCTGCAGTGGGTGCAATCGCTCAGCGATGAGCAACTCGATGGGCTGGTGATGCACGAGATCATTCATGTCATCGACGCCCACATCGAGAGGGCAGAGGATCGTGCATTGACCGTGTGGAACTCGGCTTGTGACATCCGCAGCAACTATGTGCTGCGTAATATCGAACTGCCTGTCCCGCAAGGTACGACTGACAACCCTGCCTACGACGCTATGGATATCGAGGATATCTACGAAGACCTGATGAGCCAGATCAATCTGATCACCCGATTCACACAGGAGAATGTCGAATGACTTGGAATCACAGAGTGGTTTTTTTCAAGGGCTTAGAAGGAGTCATCGACGACTACTACGCCATTCAGGAAGTGTATTACGAGAACGGCAAGCCAATAGGTTACTGCGATGCAGAGCCAGCAGGAGAATCGCTGACAGAACTAAAGCGATGCTTGACTCGCATGATAGATGCGATAGAGCAGCCCGTACTCAACGCCGATGAACTCGAAGGTCAATCCACAGAGGACACCACCAATGACTGACATCAGCAAATTCATAGAAAGATTTAACTCTGACTCGCTCAATCAACGACTGCAAGTTGAGAAGGATCAAGGCTGGCGAGATATGGTGGATAGCATTCCATTCATTCAGTTCCCAGCAGGCTGGAAGTTTCGAGCGGTACCTCCGTTCCTAGATGCTGTCGTGCGGTTCCATGTTGAGCTGCCAAACGGGGATCAAAAGTCTATCTACCTAGACAGCCGCGACACTCTCGGAAGCTTCGGCGACAGCCCATACTGGGAAGTGTATCCAGTGGAGGGCGACGCAAGGCGCTGCGCCATGAACGACACTGAATCACTGCTTGCACTCATCGCTGCCCCATCAGCGGAGACTAAATCTTATGAATGACAACATCGAAAAGTTCGGCCCCACTTCAGTGGACAACTTGCGGGAGGCTTCTGCCAAAGCCCTCGCTTTGCTGGAGCGTAACGCAGTCACCATCGATGGCGAGTGGGGTCACTGCCGTTCACTCGAGGAACTGGAGCAGGATGGTGCCTTGCCAGAAGAAATACTCGGGCTTCGCAAAGCAATCGCTGACTATGATGAAGCCCTCAATGAACTCATTGAGATGCTGAGAGTGATCGAATGAACTACAAGATCATTGAGATGGCAGTGCGGGATGGCGCCACGATCGGGCTATTCCGTGCATACGACAAAGAGTTCCCGACTCCGCAAGAGATAGTGGACGCCATCACTAAGGAGGTGATGCATGAAATCAGACAATGGACAAGGAACGCGGCATTACAAGATGATCAAACTCCCGCCTCGTCGGAAGATGTACGGGTGGGACTACGAGAAGAGGCAGCAGCTATGCATGACAGGTAAGGAGTGGCATCAGTATGCGAAAAGAGATTCGTTCAAGACGGAAAGAGGGTCTGATTCCGCTTGGGGAAATAGTGTCGAAGTTTATGTTGACGGCAAACCAATGGAGAGCCAATGAAAAACGCAAGAAGAACAGCGCAATCAGAAGAGATATCTCGACTGCGAGAAATGCTGATTCAAATGGAGATTGATTTCAATCGGGAGCGAGGCGAACGCCTTGTCTCTGAGATCATTCTCTGCACCCTGCTCTTCGCAGCAGGCGTGATCGTTGGATTCTATCTGAGGTAGTTATGAAAGCCAAAGTCAGTAAGACTGAAGAACTGGAGATCAAGATTGATAGTGATATCTGTGACGCCATCGTCGTTCAGTGCGTCACGAACGTCATGGAGAACCTGAAAGCAGACTTGAAACTACGCAAGGCAGGCAAGCATAAACTCGGCGTGTTCAGCAGCGACAAGCAGGAAGACATCGAGATCATGACTGACCACATCAATGCCATGGAAGTAGTTCTTAAATACTTCTCTAATCCATAACACTGTTATGTACGTCACATTGAGCGAGGCCGAGCAACGGCTGGCTATGTTCCTGGCCAAAGAGCGTTACCGAAACGCAAGGAACAAGGGACTGCCCGACAAAAAGATGGGCGATCAATCCAATGAACTGACTGACCTTGAGGGGATTGCCGCAGAGATCGCCTTCTGCAAACTCGCCAATGTGTATCCCGACCTCGACATGGATCACACCAAAGCAGAGGATTGTTTCCTTCGCAGCGGCAAGTCCGTCGATGTCAAGTCAACCACTTACGAGAACGGGAGGCTGCTTGCCGTCAAGTGGAAGTCCGCCGACAAGGTGGATATCTTCGCGCTGATGGTGGGCAGATTCCCTAAGTATCGATGCGCTGGGTTCATGAAGTCTGAAGACCTGTTGAAGGACGGCAGGCTCATGAACCTCGGGCATGGCGAAGGATATGCGGCAAGTCAAGATGAGTTAGAAGATATCCAATCACTACTCGGAGACTGACATGACCCTAGATGACAAGTCGCCACCCAACAGTTGGCAGCAAGAGATGGATCGTATGCCGTGGAAATACAGAGAACCCGGCAGCCCTAACGTCAATGACATCCTAGCGAGGATGCGGCAGAACGGGCTTTGGCTTGAGGCCAACGCCATAGCCGAGGAGATATCCCGCCTTCGAGCCGAACTGTTTTCAGTCAGGGAGAGGTTATCGATTCATGACAAAGGTTGATAAGCAAAAGCAAATCTATCGCGAGATCAAAATGCTTCATGGCAGAATCCATGCCTTGAACTTAGAACTGAATCGCTTGGAGGCAGGCGCACCAGAGCCTTTCCATTTTGATCCAGATTTCATCCCGCCATTTCTGAGGAAAGATTATGTCGAGCCTGTCCCCCGAAGATCGAATCAAAGTTGAAGAGCTAATCTACGAACTGCACGGCTGGGCTTCAGCCAACAAGGCTGCCCCCAGTTCCGACTGCATGACCGAGGCTGCCTATGCCCTCGCCAAGCTGGTGACGAATCGGGCAGTGAGAGACCCAGAGCCGGTCTCTCCTAAGTCCGTCCTGCAGACAGCGCAGGAGATAATCGATGAGCGTGGCAAGCGCAGGGACAACGGGCAGGAACGCTCGATGCAGCGCATAGTGCGGGTGTTTGAGGCGCTCACCGACCACAAGATGACTGAGGTGGAGGGCTGGCTCTTCATGGTCGTTCTGAAGCTTTGCAGGGAACGCACCGGCTCAGACCTTGACAACTGGATCGATGGGGCTGCCTACATGGGACTCGCTGCCGAGGCAGTAGAGCGGGCTAAAGCCCCCTCTGCATAACACTGTTATGTTATGATACGCACACACTGCACCATTCTTTTGCGTCTTCACTCCGTGGTTGTAGTGACTTGGCCTGCTGGCGTCAAACCCAGCAGGCTTTTTTTTGCCTCCAATTAGGACGCTTATGAAAGAGAAATTCAAAGGCCCACCCGAAGATAAAGAGGTGGACATCAACGTGATGATGCCGAGGATACTGATCCTCGATAACACGAGCGAGGCGATCAAGGCAGCAGAGAAAGTGACAGAGATGCTGACCTACGCCTGCACTTCCCTTATCAATGCCAACCGCGATCCGCAGTTATGCATGAGTATCATCAACCATGTATTCGAGCGGGATCGAACGCTGTTTATTGCCTTAAATCGTGGGCAAAAATACGACCTCGATCACTTTCGCCTGACGATGGTGGCACTGGCGACTGCCTACGAATACATCTGCGGTGGACACATGATCCAGCTGTCTGAGCCAGTGGACTTCGATGAGATACTGGAGCTGCGCATGGAGGGCAGGGCGTGAAGAACAAGACCTGTCATTCCTGCCACTACTCGAAGGCAGTTCAGTACGACCTGGCTAAGGGCGGCAAGACAGACTGGATGCTCTACTGCACCTACTGGCAGGGGCATCTCTATGCCGCCTGTGCTGCGTTTGTTTACGAACCCGGCACAGACGTCAAGGAACTGACAGCCGCCAAGAAAGTGGCGTAATATGTATTTACATTAACAAGGGGGTTTATATGGCCTACACCAAGCCGTCGCTCCGAGAGCGACTAAAGAATCAGATCATGTCCGAGAACGTCGCTGGCACTAAGGCTGGCCAGTGGTCAGCCCGTAAGGCGCAGCTGCTAGGCAAACGCTACAAGGATGCAGGCGGTGGTTACTCGGGCAGCAAAACCAAGTCACAGAAGAGCCTCAGCAAATGGACAAAGCAAGAATGGACAACCAAATCTGGCAAGCCTTCGAGCAAGACTGGCGAAAGATATTTGCCAAAGAAGGCGATCAAAGCCCTCTCCTCATCGGAGTATGCCGCGACGACGGAAGCCAAGCGCAAGGGCAAAGCCAAGGGCAAGCAGTTCGTGAAGCAGCCCGAAAAGATCGCCAAGAAAGTTAAGCGGTATCGGGATTGATCCAATGCCGAAACAAAAGAACGAAGACAAGATGCTGATCTTTCGATGCCATCAGGAAACGATTCTGCGCATCAAAGCCATTGCAGCAGCCGAAGGGCGGACAGTCTCCGCCCAGATTCGTCAAATGATTGACGACTACCCCCTCAAACCCCGCTTCATCAAGGCTGCCAAGAACAGCCTGAAGCGTAACCCACGCGCCAAACCGAAGCAGATCATCGAGGAGGCGCTGGCGGCCAAATACCCTACCCAAGTAGAGGGTCTAGACTCGCCGCCTGTAATGCCTTCTCAGCCTGATCTATAGTCGATCGCACCGAATCCGGGGAACGCCTAGACCCCGGTCTGAGAGTGGGATTGAAGTACTGCTTCAGGGCATTTAGCCCTGACCGCAGATCGGACAACGGGCTTTCCAACTCCCTCACCACCGTCAACCAGACGGCCCGGTACGCCTTCGGGTGGCAGCTCTTCAGCAGATAGCGATCTGCCGACAGCATGGCCAATGCCCGAGGCGCACGATCCCCCACGGACATCTGGATTCGCTCCAGTTGGATCGAGGAGGGGAACACACCGGAGCGATGGGCTAGGGCATGGAAGGCCAGAGCCGCATCGTATTGATCGGTGTCGATAGCCTTGCGGATGTACAGCCGATCGATCAAATGCTGATCGACCACCTTCGCCCTGATGAAGAGGCCATCCTCGGACTCCAATCGAACTGTGTGCTTACGATGCAGTTCGTTGGAGCCGAGTTCGTTGGCGATCAGTTCCCTAGTTTTCGATTGACCAGTCAAAATTGTCGGGCTGCTTTATCGCATGTTGCCTATCCGACCATCTTGTGCTAGCGGAATCAAATTGTAAATACGCCATCCCCATTTTTCCAAGCCACTGCCAACGTGCTTTCCACACATGAGCCTCTGGCCCGTCTTCCGTGCGAGTGACAGTGAGACCCAAGTCTGCCTTGGCAAACCATGCCATCGACTTAGCGACATCGAGTCCTGTCACTACCTTCTGACTGCGATCCATCGGCTTAGCAGGATGCGCTACGAAGAATACGTGGACGCCTGATTGCTTGGCGAACTGCTGCACTTTAGTCAGCATGCCGTTGATCGCATCTGTCTCCAGTCGATCTTTGGTATCCACTTCGATGAAGTTGTACGGGTCGATGACAAGGATACGAACGCCCATGCGCATCACTGCCGCACGAGCAAACTCCAAGATGCCCTCGATGTCAGCCGGCGCACCGGCCATGTAGTCGAGCCACACGAAGTGATCCTGCATCCAAGTGAATGCAGCGTTACGCTCCTCGATCTGCATGCGAGGCTTGCCCATGCCATCGAAGAACGGCTTGCCGACAATCTTCGAGGCCAGCTGCGCCATGTGCAGATGCGGGGGCTTCTCGAAACTGCAGAAGGCTGTCTTCCATCCCTGCTGCTGCGCAGCGTTGAGGCAGACCTGATCGATGAGATCAGACTTACCACTGCCCGGGAAGCCTGTGACGATCGTCATCATGCCCTCGGAGATGCTCATGATCTGGTCGAGGGCGGGGATGCCAGTCGGGATGCCTTTGGTGTGGCCTTCGTTGTAGAGATTGTCGAACCGCTGGGCGTAGTGGTCAGCCCCGTAGAGGCCTGCCATCGGAATCGGCTTGGCCTTGCTGAACGCTTCGAGCAAACCATCAGTCCCAAATTGGGACATGGTTTCGTTAGCGTCTTTGCAAGGCAGCGTGATCTTCCAGCACTTGGCCTTGCCGATACGGCGAGACAGCTCCTCGATGAGGGCTTCTCCAGCCGGGTCTAAGTCAGGTGAGAAGTAGATGCGGCTTGTCGAATTGAGAAGCTCCTGCGCTTCCCAGACGTACGCAAAGCGACGATCGTCCATCGGATCGATCACGCCATCCTTGACTCGCTGCGGCGCACCGTTCGGTACGCTTACGACGTTGGCATCAACGCCTGCTGCCAGCCATGACAGCGCATCGATCTCGCCCTCACAGATCAGCAGTGGCTTGCCTGCCTCCACCTGATCGATGTTCCAGAAGCTATTGCAGACAGACTGCTGACTGAAGTGCTTATCGCCATCGGCACTGCGCCACTTGACGGCGAATATCTTGCCGTTCTCTCGATACGGGAATCCCACTGCAGGCAGATTGCCAGCAGCAGCAAATCCCCATCGACCGAACACGCAGTACTTATCCGAGATAGATTCAGGGATGCCGCGAGACTTCAGATACTGAATGCCTTGCGCTTTATCTGTTTCATTCAAGTCAGCCAGCACCACTTCGGTCTTGGGCTGCTTGATAGATTGAACTTGCCGAATCGGCGTGACATTACTTTGAAAACGATCCATACCGCCTTGTACCCCACAGTGCCAGCAATTCCAACGAATGGATTGATTGTCCACGTAGACCGAAAGCGGTCTGTCGTGGCGATGTTTACTACGAGTGTGTTGACAAGCGGGACACTCCACTTTGTGTTGCCCGTTGTCTAGATGTTGGACTGCCCGTCCAATGAAGTCATCTTCGTCAATCATACTCAGCATGCGTCTTTCTCCTTTGTGCTGAGTGAATATTTTCTATAGGCCGAAGATTGTTTTCAAATACTTTATCTGTATCTACAAACGACAAACCCCCTTGCGGGGGCTTGCGTCCTACTAGTGAAGTAGGTACTCTGGCTGTGGGAACCGAGTGAGTGGTAGGGTAGAGTAGTGATCTACTCCTGTCAAACACTCAATCCCCCTATCGTTCTGGTCGGGGAAACTACGCGCAGTTCGATTTGTATTCAGACCGGGGCGGCAGGCCTCTGAACGCGCGGCGTTAGTCAGGAAGCGCGAACTGCAACAGGGCAACCTGTAAAAGTAGCTGACAGCGGGGTGGCTCCGTCAGTCATCCTCTGCACGATCGGACGTAGGCTTACTCCGTCTGTACCGTGCGGAGTTCACCATCAGTCATCAGGTATATACAGATATCTAGTTAATCTAGATACCTGTTAATTAACTGCTTGGCTTTCTTACGACGGATTCCCGTAGGCAGTTTCATCATCTGAGCAATAAACTTTTTGATCTGGCTGGAATCCAGCTGGGCTTCCATACAAGCATGATCAAAGTCCTGACTGCCCACCCAGCGGATAGCATCCTGCCGAGTGTCAGTGTCGAGGTCAGTGAGGTCTTCTAATGCCTGGCAGATGACCCGCCTTGCAATCCTAGTCGTTCCAAAAAACACCGAGCTTGTCCTTGAATTGTTCACGAAACATATCCATCGAGCAGACGAACATCTCTGCCCTCGGATTATCTCGATCTAACCCCCACATGACAAATCTACATTTCACTTGTCTATCGTTGGCGTATATACGGTCTTGCAGCAGATCGAGAATCAAGGACTCATCGAGGTCTGGCCGCCTGCTGGCGTAGTAGATTTTTGCCCCGAAGAACAGATCGCCTTCGAGCATGGAATCAAGAGCTGGCACTTGCAGCTTGAATGAGTCGCCGTAAGACAGCGCCTTCTTACTCTTGATGAGGCGGGGCTTGCCTCCGAAACTGACGAGCCTTCTTTGGTTGGCTTTGCTGGCGGGTTCGCCCAAGACAATTCCTTCCCAGAAATTGTTGACTTGAAATTTATTTTCCATTAAAATCTTTCTCCATACTGAAGATCATATACGGAGTCAAGACATGCCACAAGGAAATCCAGAAGGATTAAAGGCGCCTATTGACCAGCGGGTTCAGGAGGCAGTCATTGCATTTATCCACGCTGCGTACAGAGATGGCCTACAGGGATTCTCTGTTGCTGTCAATGATGACACCAGAATATTGAGACTCACCAAGTCTGACCCAAATGGGAGAGAGCTACATACCGTGACTCTCTACTACGAGTTCGTACTTGATGGCGGCATGGAATCACTAATGGACACAGCTAGAAAAATTCAGGAGTTAGTCGATGAAGGTAAAACCTTTTAAGTTTAAGAAGAAGCAAGCCAAGGTGGAGATGAAGCCTGTCGTTAAGACAGACCTTCCCGAGATCGAAGTAGGTCAGGGGATCATCGTCGAGTGTTCCACTCAAGACAAGGCGGATATCCAAGCAACCTACCGCGCTATCAAGAAGGAATTGGCTAGGCGAAAGGGGCAGAAGTATCGAGTCATCTGGCTGATCAAATCGTTTCTGATCTATCGAGTGAGCAATGAAGTACACAAATAATCACAATGTCCCCGTCGAGGTAATACGGGCAGTCCAGAGCGACCCGTACACCAAAGGCGAGGGCGTTACGCTGTCGGTTACGCAGCTGATCAAGTCGCCTAGGATCGTGGCTCTGCAAGAGCGGCACGATGATGAGATCACTGTCGATTACCGCGATGAAGTATTCAAGCTCCTTGGTAAGGCAGTGCATCTGGCACTGGAAGATGCCAACGCCAAGGATGAGAACTTGATCCCAGAGCGTCGGCTGTATGCTGAGATCAACGGCTGGCGCATCAGCGGCCAGACAGACACCATGTCTCTGGCTGAGAAGATGCTGACGGATTACAAATGCACTAGCGTGTATGCCGTCACATCAGACAAGCCTGAGTGGGAGCATCAGTTGAATCTCTATACGTGGCTGTGGCGCAAGCACGGCTACGAGGTGGAGAAGCTACGGATCATGGCGATCCTGCGTGACTGGCGACGTAGCGAGGCAGACAAGAAGTTTGACTACCCGCAGTCTCCGGTGGTGTGCTTGGACATCCCGCTTTGGGGATTCATCAAGCAGACCGAGTTTGTCGAGCAGCGCGTTCGCTTGCACCAAGAAGCGATGAAGAAGGATGCAGTACTGCCTGAGTGCAGTGACGAGGATCGATGGTTGCGCGGCAAGAAGAATGTCCGTTGCGAAGGCAACTGGTGTCAGGTCGCGCAGTTCTGTTCACAGTGGCAGTCCATAAAGGAGAAGAAGGCGTGAGTGACGAAAGCACAATCGATTATGCTGAGCGATCTGCCAAGATATGGCAGACGTTGAGCAAGCTGAATGTCAACGAACACACCGAGAAGAAAGGTCATCTGACCTATCTCTCATGGGCTTGGGCTTACCAGACCATGATGGATCACTTCCCGGATATGCGTATTGTCTGGAGTACGTTCAGGGATGTAGACGGAATGGACAGGGATGTCCTCTACTACCCGGATCGAACTTGCTCTGTGCATTGCTCGGTCATCATCAACGGCATCACAAAGCACATGTGGCTGCCCGTGATGGATAACCGCAACAATGCCGTTGCAAACCCGGATGCGAGAGCCATCTCGGATACGAAGATGCGCTGCCTCGTGAAGTGCTTTGCGATGTTCGGGCTTGGCCTGTACATATTCGCGGGCAGTGACTTGCCGCAGGAAGAACCGCTGGAGATTCCTGAGCGCATCAAGTCACCAGAAGATCATCAAGTCTTCTTGAGGGAAGTGGAGAAGAAGGCCACTAAGATCAAGGCTAAGGCGGAACTCAATACGTTCTTCCGCAGCCTTGAGCCGTGGTTCTCCGACCTTCGAGAGATAGTCGATGAGGAAGGTGTGACCGGGTATGACGATCTGGTCAAGAAGTTTAAGTTGTATGCAACAAAGGTAAAGTGAGATGGAAAACAGAGTTAGTATTGATGGCGCCTTGTATCCGAACCGTTACAAGGACAAGCCGAACAAGCCGGATATCACTGGCGAGATCACGCTCAGCAAGGACTTGCTGAAGTCGCTGGTGACGCTGGTCAAGGAGGGCAAAGAGGCTGGCCTGAAGGTGGCGATCTGGAATCGCGAGAGCAAGGCAGGCAACCCCTACCAGTACATTAAGTGTGAGGCAGTTGAACCTAAGCTGAAAAAGGAATATAACGGAGGTGGGTCGTCTGGTT